AAGATTGTAAAGTACATACGAAAAAACGGTACCCTGGTGTTGAAATTGAATCATGGCGCTGAAGTTTACGATGTAAATGGTCAGAATGTTTGTTTGGCAGATTGCGTGACCCTTGATCCAAATGAAGATAGAATCAGACAGATTATCTTATTCCCTGATGGGTCCTTACGTTATGATTGGCGATATGAAGGAGCGAGATTAATATGAAGGATATACTGAAAACTGGATTTCACATTGAAATGGATGATGGTAATGAAACCTTTGTCAATATCATTGTAATGGATGATGATATGTTCAATCATTTCCTGGATGTACTGGAATCAGGAGGTATTGATACGGACGATGAGGCCGTTATTGATAATATTGCCGTATGCATGAATGATGAGGAGTATATCGTTATTCGCGGCGAGCATATCATGGAATTGGATGAGGACGAAAGGACAATTTTACTTGCCCATGAATTGGCGCACTTACAAGGAATTGAGGACGAGGAGGAAGCGGACTATATGGCATTAAGCTTCCTGAATGAAAAGCGTCAGGAAATGCTTCAAAAAGAGTGGGATGAAAGGAACGGAAGAGAGTTTGAGGAATTTCTAATGGAAAAGATGGAGTTTGAAGGAGGTAGAAGATGATAATTAACAGCCTACTGGACACGGATTTTTATAAACTGACTATGATGGGCGCTGTCCTTCATAACTATCCTGGCGCCATGGTAAGATATAAATTCAAGTGTCGGAACAATGATGGTAGAGTATATGTTGGTGATAATCCAGCCGCTTATGCCGGAAAACTCCGTAATGAGATTGAACACCTATGCTCCTTAAGGTTTCAAGAGGATGAATTGGAGTATCTTGCATCCATACCATATTTCAAACCGGATTTTATTGAGTATTTAAGACTCTTTAAACTCAACAAGGATCATGTATCCTTTTTCATTAAAGACGGTGAATTACTCTTATCAATTACAGGTCCGTGGATTTCAACCATCCTGTTTGAGGTGCCATTACTCGCCATCATAAGTGAACTATATACCACTCAAATGTCAAAAAAAAGTGTTCTGTGGTATGATAACGGTGTTAATACATTGGATACTAAAATAAATGCAATGAAACAATATAATAACTCATACGGTACCGAACCTCAATTTGCGGACTTTGGTACCAGACGGAGAGCATCATTTGAATGGCAAGAGTTTGTTATTAAAGAGCTATGCGGTAGAATCATACCAAACTTTGTCGGTACGTCCAATGTATATTTTGCCATGAAATACGGTATCAAACCAATCGGTACCATGGCACATGAATGGTTACAGGCCCACCAAGCTCTTGGAGTTAGATTGATTGATTCCCAGAAGGAAGCTCTGGAAGTATGGGCAAAGGAATACCGTGGCGAGCTTGGGATTGCTTTATCCGATGTAGTTGGATTTGATGCATTTCTAAGAGATTTTGATAAGTACTTCGCCAAACTGTTTGATGGTTGTCGTCACGATTCAGGTAATCCAATTAAATGGGTTAGCAAGCTTATCAAACATTATGAATCACTTGGAATTGATCCAAAGACCAAGACCGCGGTGTTCAGTGATGGACTTGATTTTAAAAAGATATTTGAACTTAACAGCTATGCAAAGAATCATATCAACACATCGTTTGGAATTGGGACTAACCTTACCAATGATGTAGGATTTACACCTTTACAAATCGTTATAAAAATGGTAGAATGTAATAATCAACCTGTGGCAAAGGTATCCGACAGTTCCGGAAAATGTATGTGTGAGAAGGAAGACTATTTGAAATATCTGAAAGGAGTGTTTAAGGTATGAACTATGAGCAAATGCCAAAGGAAATGAATGAATTCCTGAAGACAAATGGAATCATGGATGCCTATAATGACAATGAAATAATTGAATTCCCTTTAATTGAAACAGGTATTGGATGGTATCAAATATTAATCAATCTTATGACCGAACTAATTGATATTGGATGGAATAAGGAAGTCATACAGATTAAGGAAAAATTCGGAGCGTTAAGATTTTATATAACCGAATCCACGGAAGAAATCTTTGAAATCATTGAAAAATATGAAATGCTGTCAAGGGATGTTTGTGAGTTTTGTGGTAAAGAAGGAAAGCTCAGAGGTAAAGGATGGCTAAAAACGTTATGTGGTGATTGTTATAATGAATTGGGGTGAATGATATGATTGAATATAAAGGTAAATTTACAACAGCTAAGGTTATGATTGATGAAATTGAAACTTCCGCCGCCGGACAAATAAACAAAATGATAAGTCACCCAGCTTTTACGGAACCGGTGGCTATTATGCCTGATTGTCATTATGGTAAAGGTTCTGTCATTGGATTCACTATGCCATTGACGGATAAAATAATACCTAACACGGTATCGGTAGATATTGGATGCGGGATGCTTTCCGTTAATATTGGCAAAGAGTTATTTTTTGAAACATCCAAGGAGGATGTTTATGATGCTATATGTGATGTTATACCATTTAGCACCAACACACATAAAAAACCTGCTATGAACATTAAGAAATTCCCATGGTCCAAAGCCAATAAACAAGCGGTTAATCTGGTTAAGAAGATATTCCCTGGAAGAAACGATTTGTTAAGGAAAATCAATCTTGACCATGAATACCTTGTAAACAAGTGTGACCAGATTGGTGCGGATTGGAATCGTGTTGTTAATTCCGTCGGATCCTTAGGCGGGGGCAACCATTTCGTTGAATTAGGTGAATCCGAAAACACCGGAGATTACTGGTTAACAATTCACTCTGGTTCCAGAAATTTCGGTAAATGTGTTTGTGAGTATTGGCAAAGAAAGGCACCCCCATACGGTAAGGATAAAAGCCTGGGTTGGTTAGAAGGTGAAGATGCTTTTGGTTACTTAGTGGATATGAATGTGGCTCAATTATATGCGGATTTAAACAGATTGACCATATTGAAATTGATAATGAGAAAGTTATATCAATTCACCGATATGATTGATGTAACTGATGAAATTGAATCCATCCATAACTTCATTGACTTTGAGGACCTTGTTATTAGAAAAGGGGCTATCAGGTCTTATGAAGGTGAGAGAATGTTAATTCCATTCAACATGGAAGATGGTATTATTGTGTGTGAAGGTAAAAGCAATAAAGAATGGAACTACTCTGCTCCTCACGGTGCTGGTAGATTATTCTCCCGAGGTGATGCTAAAAGAAATCTTGACCTGGATACATATAAAGAAAGAATGATGGAGAAAGGTATATATACAAAGCACATACCATTGGATGAAGTGGCTGGAGCATATAAGGATCCTAAAGTGATTGAGGATTCTATTGGACCTACTGCAACGATAATCGACAGGTTAGTTCCTGTAATGAATATAAAGGGGTAAATGATATGGATAATACTGAATATCTCGAAGTGTGGAATGAATCCATAAAGGATATACTATGGAGACTCCACAACTCCGGTAAGACACATCTTATAGTGCCTATGAAGGACACAGTATCCAGTATGATACAGGCATTTATGGCTATACAAGTATGTGAAATTCTGGATATGACATTGACACCGCTCTATGATTATGATAGGATGGAATCATTAAAATGTGAAATGGCTAATGCTGATATGTTTATGGATGTACGTTTACCTCCATCTGATAAGTTATATATAATGCCTGATGCAAGGGTACCGGTGGATATTAAGTTCTTAGAATGGATAAAGGATGTAATCTATGAAGATGATGTATACAGTTCAGAACAAGGTTTAATTGATGAATTAATAAGGAGGTATGAAGATGGATATTGAAAGATTTAAAGAACTTATAGATAGAGGATCCAATTGTCCTTATGATGAAAGTAGGTGTCATGTATATATTGGTCTTGGTATAATGATGAAGTATGATTCTACGGCCTGTATTGAATGCGCTGAACATGATATTGTATATTCCATTGATGTGGATTATCTAATTAAAGCAGGTATAACTGAAAGTGATGTGGATATGTTAGGTTTACTTGGATGGCATGTAGAATATGATGATAACATGGCACATTTCGTATAAAAACAAAGGAGATAAAACATGAAAAAAATGTTAATCGTTACAGATATGTTAAATGACTTTATTGACCCTAAAGGAGCATTGTTCTATGAAGGACATAGGGATATTATACCACATGTCATTGAAGCCATTGAGGAGCATAAGGATGATTTTGTTGTATTTCTCTGTGACTCTCATGATGAAAATGATAAGGAATTTGATCGGTTTCCGAAACATGCGGTAAGAGGAACCGTTGGGGCTAGATTAATTGAGGAGATGGATGATGCTAAACATTCAAATCCTATGAATATGATTTTTTTACCAAAAACCCGCTACAGTGGTTTTTTTGGAACCAATTTAGATGAAATTTTATCCGACAAGAAACCTGATGTTGTGGAAGTATGTGGTGTATGTACCTCCATTTGTGTAATGGATACCGTTGGCGGTTTAGCCAACCGTGATTATAAAACCGTTGTTCACGAGGACCGTGTATCCGATTTCGATATTCACAATCACAGTAATGCACTGGACCGTATGAACGCTCTGTACGGAACTGAAATTAGATAGTTTAAAAAATGTGTTTACTTCATAGTTATAATAATGTATAATATAGTATAATTAATTAAATGAGGTGATATATGGAGAACAATGAAGCTGAAAGAAGGTTAAAGAATGCTATCAAAGCATTCTACTTTATATATATGGACAATACCTTTGAAAAGGGTTGGAGAGAATTGGATACATTATTAGAGTTACGTGGTGTATCATCTGATGATTTCACAAATGATATAATGGTAGAGATTGAGGACAAGTTAAAAGATTATCAACTGGAAATTGAAGTTGAGGACGATGATGATTTAATTGCATTATGTTATGCATAAAAAGAGAGGAGATTAATGATAGATACTGATATATGGGTTCATAAATATAACCCAACAAAATTTGAAGATATGGTGTTGAATCCACAACTTAGGAATAAGTTATCTGGTTATATAGATACTGTTCCTAATTTGATGCTTTATGGATCAGCAGGTGTAGGTAAAGGCACCTACACAAATATATTATTAGAAACAACCGGACTTGATTGTATGTGGATCAATGCATCTGATGAAACAGGAATTGAAACCATTCGGGAAAAGGTTAAACAGTTCGCCAATACAATGGGTAATACTGATTTAAAGGTTGTGGTGTTTAATGAAGCGGGATCACTTACAGCAGGATCACAGGGAGCACAGAAAATCCTTAAACAACTCATTGAAGACACATACAAAATAACACGATACATTTTTCTATTCAATGAGGACCACTTAATTATAGATGAATTGAAATCCAGGTGTTATCATATCAAAATTGACAATCCACCCGCCAAAGAGATATTCAACCACTGTAAAAAAATCCTTGATTCGGAAAAAATTAAATACGATAATAAAACAGTTGTAAGTATTGTGAAGAAATGCTTTCCAGATATACGAAAAACTATTATGTCATTGCAGGAGAATGTTGTGGGTGGTGAGCTAGTAGGTGATCAAATTTCGTCCTCTGAAAATGTATGGATGGAAGTTCTGGATAGTATCTTAAAAAAAGATGTGGATAACATTAGAAGGGTTCTAAGGAGTAACTATATCCATTATCCTGAACTGTACCAGTATATGTTTGATAATGTCAGTTCCTTTACTTCACCTGGTGATGCTATTCTGGAAATTGGGGATCATCTAAGGTGGGATTCAACTCACTCTATTAAGGAAATCAATTTCATGCACATGGTTATAAGAATGTTAAAACATGGCGTTGTAAAATAATGGCGGGAAAGCAAACACATCCAAATCTATTTGACTACTTGAATAATATTAACTATAAAACCAGGAAGTATCCATATGATAAGAAGGTGGTTAATGCTTTCATGCTATCAATGTGGTTATCCCATGGTAGTGATATTATAGATATTGTTCAAGGAATGAATAAGATACTTTTTTCCATGGATGATAATCATGTGTTTGAATATTACTGGTATAAGATTCCAAAGAAGAAACGATTTCTTAAATGGGTTAAGAAAATACCAGAAGATAAGATGGTCAAAAAGGAATTAGATTCCATTATGGAAGATACAAATCTATCAAGAAGGGAAGCTAAAATTTTGATGGATCATAAAAGGAGAATTAAATGAATTTAAACGTTGAGAATTTTAAAATAGCCATTGAAAAGGCTACATTCAACTTTTCATCCAGTGCGGTGCAGTTAATACTGACACAGGATAAGGTTGAATCCCATATGAGGACCGATGATAGTACTGTTATTATCAAACTTAATATGGCAAATAATATTATTAATGGTATTGGTAAACATGATACACTAGAACTTAACTTTTTTGAACCTCAAAAAAGTATAATACCATTGCTTAATATTGTTGATGATGAAGAAAGCGAAGTAAAGGTGTATGATAAGAAGATTGTTATTCAAAACGACCAGCAAAAATCAAGTGTCAATTTTTGCTCACCAACAATCATACCAATATATACAAATGAGGCAAGGGAAGTGCCATACTTTTTCAGTCTCGGGTTGAATGAAGATTTTGTGTCATACTTCAAAAAGATAAAAAAAGTGTGTGGTAGGTTTAAAAAGATTTACTTTGGAGTTGAAGGTGGTTTCTTATTCATTGAAACTTCGGATAGGCAGAACTCATCATCTGATAAGTTATCATTTGATTTATGTGATGGTGTTGAAGGAGATGGTACTATATTATGTTTTGATAGTAAACGAATATTAGACTTGATGAAAATTATAGAGGGTGAGGAAGAAAATTTCACAATGGATTTTTCCTACTTACCGGAGAAAGAAAAGGGTATGATTTTTGTTAGATCGGAAGATGAAAGTGAGCGGTATTATTTGTTTTCAAAAGAATTATAAAATTGGTTTACATGAAGTATTTAATATAGTATAATTTACTTAAATTAAAAAATGTTGTAAAAAATTTAAGGAGGAGAAAAATTATGGATTGGAACGGAGACGATAGAATTGAAGTAAGGGAAAGTGGTTCACCTGCATCAGTTACGGTTAATGGATCTACTATGCCTGTAGAGGTTGGGTCCAATTTTGTGGAAACAGTCAAAAATCTGGCTCTTGATGCGGAACTTGGTAAGTTCAACTTGTATCTCAACGGTGATAAAATTTCACCGAATGAAGCGCCTGATACAATCAGTGAAGGTGATAATTTAGAGATAAGACCGTACGACGTAGCTGGGGTATAAGTAAATGTGGTAAGCATTTACAGCATTTTGTTCTTCCTACATCAAATGGTATAAATAGATGTAGGAGGGACAATTATGATAATATACAGAGCAATAAACAAGATTAATGGGAAATGTTATGTAGGACAAACAGCCTTTGATTTACAAAGGCGTAAATCAGAACATGAAAAAAGGATTAAGAAATCTAAACCTCTTACTACTTATTTTCATAAAGCATTTAAAAGTTATGGTCCTAAAAATTTTGAATGGGAAGTGTTATGTGAATGTGATGAAAGAGAAGAACTTGATAATGCTGAAATAAAGTATATCAAGATGTTTAACTCATACGGTAATGATGGTTATAATTTAACAGAAGGTGGTGGCGGTTCAGTTGGCCATAAATTTACACCGGAGATACTAAAGAAAATAAGTGAAAAAACGAAGGAAGGTATTGCGAAATCTGATAAAAGTTGGTCTGA